CCTAGTACTTGTGGATTCTGATCTACTTGTTCTTGGGCCATCATTCTTGCTTGAAGGCCTAAATGTTGTGTAATGTGTCTTTGGAGAACTGCATATACTGCTGGATTAATTTGAACCATTCTAGTACGCATAAAAGACATATGCGATGAAATATGTGCATCATGATTCTGGCCAACGAACGCTTGTAAATTTTTCATATCCATAGCACGAATATTCTCTGCTGCTGGATCCATCGGGGCTTTAATTCTGTCTTCAGGAAGTAGTAACATGTCTATGTTCTTTGCTCCCAGGGCTGCATACACCTGTCTATACGCTTCATAAAGGTTATGCATGCCTGGATTAGACAAGGCAATCTTTAATTGCTCATTTGCCAACGTTACTCTTTGTGACATAGAGAAAATATTAGGGTCGGCTACAGGTAGTACGTCCACTCGGTCATCAAAATCTGTTTGTTTAATAGTTCGTTCACCGCCGTATACGTCATAAGGATACTCAGGGGGTAAATACTCACCAAAAATACGTGCTAGAATTTTAAATTCTCGTCTCATCGCGTTATAACAACGCTTCTGCACTCCTGACATAACTCTAGAACCTCTCTCTAATAGGGCTACCGTCGTCCCTACAGGGGCCTGGCTGTTCATATCGCCTGTCATAGGGTCTGAGATACCTGCAAATCGGTTTCCTGCGTCTACGCAGAAGCCCATAAGCTGAAATAACGTCGCCGAAGGCTCTTTAAAAGGTAATATTTGGAATTGATCTCTGATATTCCCTCCTGGAGCATCCACATCTCTAAATTCCCCTGGGACAAAAGGTTGATCGTCATCTCTAATACGCATTCCTCTCGCCTTAAATCCCGCAGGCAAGTTGGCTAAGGTACCTGCATCTAATAATTGTCTAAGAGCATTGGTTGCAGCTTTAGTTAAGCCACCAATCATGTGACTTAGACCAAAACCATAGAATCCTAAACCTGGTAAAAATTTATATTGAACAAAATATTCAATTCGTTTGGCAAACTCATCATCTTCTTTGTAATTTCTGTAAATAGATAATACTTGTCCTGAACCTTCATCCACCGTTACGATGTAAGGAATTTTAATTCTTTTTTCTGTTTTATTATCATCCATTTCATATTCATCTAAATCTAGATCAGCATGAATCTCTAAAATTTTATAGTATTTATCCTTCGATAAAATCTGTTCTATTCCTGTAATCTGATCCACCTTTTTTTGTAACGTGGATTGGGTGTCGGCACTTGCTTTAACATCAATGTCTCTATAAAATCCTGCAAGCTGTCTTTTGTTTAATTCATTTTCTGAAATATTTAATACATGAGTAATTCGTTCGGCCGATAATAAATCGTTGGCCATATAAGGTACCACAATATCTTCTGCAGGTACGAACTTGGCTACCGCCTTTTCCTCGGTAGCATCATAGTACACTTTTTTAAACGCAGAACCAGCTAAGGGTAATTGATATAATAATTGATCCATGTCCGTGGTATACTCTTCCATTCGTTCCATGAGCTCATAGTTCATAAAATCTTTTACTCGCTGTGCCTGCTCTTCTCTAGGTCTATCGACAGCACCTACAATTTGTGTTCGCACGGGTCCCTCTGAAGGAAGTAGTTCCTTGTAGGCTTGTGCTTGAAACTGCGTGACCGCTTCCGAGAGCATTGGATGAGTAACTGTACTAGCTCCTTGGAACGGTCTCGTAGTAGATCTGTAGCTGTCTGTAATAAAATCTAACCCTCTTGTGTAAGAGTCTTCCCAACTTTGTCTGGAACTTTTATCTGATTTATATAATGCAACTAGATCAGAACCAATGGATTGTAACGACCGTTCGTCTAATGTCTCTGCAATGTTTGCATAAAAATCTTCTCCCGAATTTGCATTAAGTTCTTCTTCAGAAATTTCGATAGCGTTTCCGTCTTGATCAATTTCTACTAAAGGTTCATCGGAAGCATCTGCTTCCATTTCCACATTAGTAGCTTGAGCAATAATTTCTTCTTCAAGACTTTCGTTATTTTTTTCGATTGCCATTTAATTTCTTTACCTTACTTTTGTTTACAGCCCCACCAAATTTATAAGAGAGCTGAATTGCTTTGGTAACTTTATCTTGTGGTACAGAAATACTTCCTAGGTATTTATCATAGACACCTTGAGTTCCCATACCACTTAATTTTAAGCCCGCTAAATTAATAGCTTTACCAAAACCAGCCATATTAACAAATAATAGTTCTTTTAGCTTTCATAACTCGACCTTGTCCTCTGCCCACCATGATTCCATCTTTAGCTTTGATAAATTTACCATGTACAGCTCCATCCTCAGGTCCTAACCCAAACATTTCACTTTTTTTGTCGGAAACTGCTTTGGCTGCAGCTTTTTTTATTTGCTGCTTAACTGCGGAACTAGTTATTTTTGATTCTGCTGAAATATTTTTAGAAATATTTTTTTGTTCAGATCCAAGATCTCCTGTGTCTACAGGTGTTGATTTCCCCATTTGTTTACTAGCTAAATAAGCAGCACCCGCTAAGGCTACAGCTTTCATTAGTTTTTTTGATTTTTTACCCATTTTAAACTCCTGTTTATTAACGTTAATAATACAATACTATACCTTATACCCTACTAACTATCAATCATAGAACTTTTTTTCATTATGGGTCATAGGTTCTTCTCTATAATCATCAGGAGACATAATGAAACCTCCTTGCCTATATCGGAACAAAGCTTGAGTAGTGCTGTCCACTAAATCGTCATGATCTCCATGAGGAAAAGCAGCACATTCCTCAATAACCTCTTGTGCAAATCGTTCATCTTTAGGATACCATATTAATCCAGAAGCGAATAACGGGGCTACCGCATTTACTCTTGTATACTTGTCTCTGCCTTTGGCAGGTACAAAATCTACAGCTGGAATTCCCATTCTACGAAATTCTTGCAGTAAGGGTTGTCCTGAAGCCTTTGCTTCTACAATCACTGTTTCAGGATCCCAATATTTATATTGTTTCAAGGCCTCTTCTTTTAAGGTTGGAAATTCCCAACGACCTTTAATCGCATCTAGCAAAATAATATTATACATTTCTCCATCCACAGGTTGAAAAATTCCCCACGTAGTGATGGCTGAATAATCGGCAGACTCTTTGGCACTGAATGCGGTATCATAACTTTGTATGACGTGTAGCAAACTAGGGATTCCTACTCTTGTCCAAGGCCTCCACCATTCTCTTTTGATGATGGCTCCTTCCTCCGCGGTTGGGTCCTGCATGTATTGTGCATTCCAGTTCCTTTGAGAAATAGATGCTTTTGTCTTTTCTAGATCTTCTAGGCTCCAATACTCTGGCCATACAGGTTTTCCACTAGGCATGATCGCAGGAAATTTTACAATACTCCATTGATCTGCTTTAGGTTCCGTTTGTGCTGCTATTAGTTTGCCTGTTAGGTCTGGCTGTGCCCATCTTGTCATAACAATAACAATAGAGCCTCCTGGTTGTAAACGTTGTCGTGGTCCAGACGTATACCAATCATAAGCCTTATCAAAGGCATTCTCTGAAAGAGTGTCTTGTTCTGTATGGGGATCATCAATAATTAATAAATCTGCACCTCGACCTGTAATCGAGGCTCCCACACCAGCAGCATAATATTCACCCCCTTGATTCGTCTCCCAACGTCCCTTAGCTTTGGAGTCCTCACGGAGTCTAACATCTCCAAAAATTTGTTTATACTCTGCTTGCTCCATTAAGTTACGAACCTTACTTCCAAAACGGACTGCCAGTTCTGTATTATGGGAAACTTGCATAATTTTTAATTTAGGGTTCCTTCCAATTAACCATGCTGGAAAATAGGTGGATGCGAATTCTGATTTAGTATGCCTAGGGGGCATATTCACAATGAGTCTCTTTATGGAACCACTTTGAATTTTCTGAAACTCGTTGGCTATGATTTGATGATGACCCCACTTCTTTGGGTCCTTTTCCTTACGACAAATAAAATCAGGCCACATCTCCTGTACAAACATTAAAAAATTATCCTGACAGAGCTTGATGTATCTTAACCAAGTTATCTCGGTGCGCTCCATGAGCTGTTCTGTTGTTAAAGTATCGAAATCTTTGGGTCCTATGTGCATGTGTCCAACCTACTTATCTTTACATCTTTTTTAGTAACATTACAATCAATAAGGGGTGTAGGGGTAAGCAGTAGGAGATCGGGAGCGGTGGGATGCCCTGGACCCCTACGGGTCGTGGGGTGGGGCTAGGCCCTCCTCCCAGGGCAGAGATGCCCTGGGGGTTTTCGGAGATGAAAACTAGTTAAGACTCCAGCCATCAGTGATGAACACATCACCTTTGATCGTTTGGATATCATAGAGAGGAACATTTAATCCCTCCGCTATTAATGTTCTCGCAACGACATTAGGCTTAAAGTCAGGGTGCATCAACCCTTCCTCATTCACAATCATCTCTTTTAAGTGAATGGATCCTAGAAGGGTAACCGATGTTTTGGGCATCGGAGTATTCACTACCTCGATGTAACCCTTCACAAGTTTCTGCATGTCCTTCAGTTCCTTGATCTTGCCAGGAATGCAAACGACACTACCATCGTCTTTGACGTGCCAGGTTTGTACTTGTTTTTCTTTTTTCATTTTTCTTCTCCTTTTTTTGTTTCCCCTTTTTATCATGAGATAAGAAAAGATGTCAAACAATTATTTTCATCGGTCTGTGGATAACTTTTGTCCAGGCTGAGGATTAATTAAAAGAAATAAATAAGCAGCCATAGGATGGTCCAGGGGACCGCTGCCCAGGGGTTGCCAATAACTCCAATAATAATGGCCCCTAATAAACCGACAATTAAAACCATACAGATATTATATTATAATAAATAAAAAATTAAACAAAAAACGGGAAACTGAAGCGGGAGCTTTGGCGGGAAACAATCAAAGAAACAGGAGCTAAAAGTTTTTTAAACTTTGATTGCTTCTCCATATGGTCGCACCCTCAATAAAGAGGGTGCAGTTTTTATTCCTACTCCGATAATTGCAGTAAAGATTTAGGAGCATTTAATGAAATGCCTTTATCCTCACACAATGTATTTAATGCACTAACAGTTATATTGATCTCACGCCCAGACATCAATATGTTTTTAGCATGCTCACGCACCGCTTCCAGATTATTAATATCTTTTGCGATAGGTTGTTTTTTCAAGTGGCGTTGTGCTTCCGATCTGCACGCTTCTTCAAACTTTATTTCAAAGCTCTCGACACTTTTGCAGTCTTCTATATCATGTAGACGCCATTGATTTGTATTGTTAAGTTTTTCTAAAAAAACATGAAGATTTGACTTAGAGCGATTTTTAATTCTCTCAAGTTCATACTCTCGTGATTCTTTAGATTTAACAAAATCATCATAAGATTTTTGATCTTTTGAATAAATATTTAAAAGATTATCCACTTTGATTTTTTTCTTAAACGCACCGAAAGTTTTTTCAGTTAGTTTATCCACTTCAGTCTCAAACTGACGTGTTAGTTCCTCGCCCCTTGATCTAAACTTTCTATCTATTAAGTTTGACCAATGCTCGAGTTCGGGCTTTCGTATCGGCTTCATTGTCACTCCTTTGTTTTTTTTTATGCGATAAAGTCTCGCATTACCCTTAGATATTATAAGATAAGATAAGTCAATACTAAAAATAAAATAAATAAAAATATTATTATTTCAATTGTGGATAAAAAAAACAGTCCTGCAATAAGTAAACAAATAAAAATAAATAAGATTTTAAGAAAAAGAAATATCATAAATAATAAACACTAATAATAAATTAATGAAACGGGAAAGTAAAACGGGAAGCCAAGACTGATTAGCACTATCCTAGGACTCAACCAGAACACTGGTGTGAGACCGTCCCTATAGATAGCCTAGACGGCGTTCGTTGCTAATCAACTTATAAGATAAGCTATTATAAAATAATTACAAGGGTTATTTTTATTTATTTTTAATAGTTACCCACAGCTCCAAACAAGAACAAATAAAACTTAGTGAAATTAATAGTTGTGCTTTATATAATCAAAGAACAATGGAACAATAACGGGAAGCCCGAACGGGAAGCAGGAAGCCCGTTCGGGAACTTAGGAAAAAACTACCACCAACAACTGTATGCGATATGGTCGCCTTCTTCTAATATTTTTTTAGCATTAGCTACAAAGGCAAGGTCATACGCTTTCATGTCCTTAATTTCTTCGGCAGTGTAACTGTAGCTGTCGTC